ACATGGAACAACAAATCTTAAATCAGTGGTGGATGTAGATAGTAGTCTTAATGTGGACGGCAATACTACATTAGTAAGCAAATTAGATACTTATGGGGATGCGTCATTTGGTTCCAATGTATATGTATCCGGAGATGTATCATTAGGTTCTCAACTCTACGTAGAGAACAATACACGATTAGATGGCACATTAGATGTATCAAATAATGTTGTATTTGAAAGTAAATTAGATACTTACGGGGATGCTTCTTTCGGTTCCAATGTATTTGTATCCGGAGATGTATCATTAGGTTCTCAATTATACGTAGAGAACAATACGCGATTAGATGGTACATTAGAAGTGTCTAATAATGTTGTATTTGAAAGTAAAATAGATGTATATGGAGACGCATCATTTGGTGCCAATGTATTTGTATCCGGTGATGTATCTCTCGGTTCTCAACTATATGTGGAAAACAATACACGCTTAGATGGCACATTAGAAGTATCTAATAATGTTGTGTTTGAAAATAAATTAGATGTATATGAGGATGCTTCTTTCGGTTCCAATGTATATATTACTGGTTCTATTGATGCGTTGGCGAACCTTGTGATACACGGAACCACAAATCTTAAATCGTCGGTGGATATGGATAGTAGTCTTAATGTGGCAGGTAATACAAAACTACAAAGCAAATTAGATACATACGGAGATGCTTCATTCGGTTCCAATGTATATGTATCTGGTGATGTATCATTTAGCTCACATTTATATGTAAATAATAACAGTATTATGAATGGATTATTAGATGTGTCCGGGGATGCTTCCTTCGGTTCCAATGTATATGTGTCCGGGGATGTATCTCTCAGTTCTCATCTTTATGTAAATAATACACTCGACGTATCTGGTGATGTATCATTCAGTAGCGCTACTACTATACACGATACATTAGATGTAAAGGGTATAACTACAAATCACGTAGTATATCAGTTTTAATATCAAATAAAATATGCCAAATATATATAAATGTCAATCGTCGCATTAAAAAGAAAAACAAACGCAACATATAAAACAGCAAGTACAAATCAGATAAATTTTTCACTAAGTGGAACCCGCCGTAATAAAAGTTATATCGGCCAAACAATTATAAAGTCTGACAATTGTTTATGTTTAAATGACCCAACCGTGGTAAAAAAATCATCAATGAATACAAAAGCAATGATACGTAATAAATACAAATATGTTTTGCGTCCTCAACCTTTTTCCAGTTTCAATCCTCGCGGAAACTCAAATATTAACAATAGTATTCAAAGTGCATATATAGAACGACTTGTCAAGAAAACCATAGCAAGCAGTAAATTAACCACAGAAGGAGGTTCTTGTGATACTTTACCATCAAACGCAGTATCAGAAACAACCTGTAATATTACAAAACCAGAGGAGGAATATACATCTATCACGCAAAGTGATTATCTTACGCGATTAAGTCAATTATGTATTAATAACGACGTATTCTATGAAGAAACAAATATATGTCAAACACCTTTCCCGTAGACAAAAATTGATTTAGTATAAACCCAATCTTTATTATGTAAAAATATAATAAAGATAATGACAATTCAAGAACAAACCGAAGCCTACCTGAAAACATTAAACGATGAAGAGAGATTTGCTTTGGAAGTAGCACAAAAATATCTGGGTAGCACTTATGATTTAGTTAAAAGTAATGGGTTCTTAGAATGGAAAGCACATCAAAAGTAGTTATTATTGTAACGCTTTAAAATCTTTATATGAAAACCCTTTCATATTATCGATAACAGGAGAACGAAATCCACTTTCTGTTTTATCCTTCTTCAATATTTCAAAATTATACAAATTGCCACCATGAATAAACTTATTTTTACAACGAGGAATAGTGATACTCTGTATTTGCTTTCCATTATTTTTATTTTTATCATTATCATTATTCGTTTTATCATTATCATAATTCGTTTTATCCATCGTCGTATTTATATTATTTTTCTTTAATTTCGCAAACGGACCCTTTGTAATTGGTTTATTTTTCTTATCAATATCAATATAATGGAGTCTATATAAACAAGTTGGTTCATTATTTTCTTCTACTATTTTGTGTTCGTTACTTGTATTCACAACTTGTCCTTCATTCTCAATATTTTCGCTCGTAGTATCATGAGTATCCTCAAAATATGTTTTTTTATTATCCATGAAAAAATCATAACAATGAAAAATACGAACATACTTCATTGCAATAATATTTAATAAATCATAAGGCAATGATTCGGAACAATAATATGTGAATCCCATTTTATAAGGGTCGTAATGCATAAATACTTGCTTGTCTCGGATCGTATATGTTAATATACGCGATTTCCAAAGACTCTCTTGGATATTGTTAATATCTTTCAGTACTTCATTGTATTGTTCTCGGTCATAGTAGAAGTGTTCTATATTACTACTTTTAGTTTCTACATTTGAAAACGATTTGAACCTCGGATTTTCGTTATCAAATAACAAATCATATGGTGTTTTTGGTGGGTTTTCAATAACCGTGTTTGATGAAAAACAACACGTGAAAAAATTAAATAAATGCATATAATACTTTATAATATACATTATGTTTATATTTGTGTTTTGCGATATTCAAATAGGTCATTCATCTCTTTATCCAAAAATGGAACCTCTATCCTATCATAAGTTCTCTGGTTAGGATGTAAGCATACCAAATACAATCCACTAATCTTCTTATCATATTTCTTTTCTAAAATCGTTTTATAAACGTTCAATTGGAGACTATAATGCCAAAAGTTCGTATCGGGTAATGTTTTGATACATTCTGTATGTGAAAATTTTCTAAAAGATGGTTCAAACACAATTTCCTCACACCTCTTCCAATCATAAATTTGAAGAGTGCCATCAGGAAGTTCAAATACCATATCAATAGAACCAGACAACTTCATTTCTTCATAAAATACCATCCATTCAGTGCGATACGCCTTTAATTCAGGATAGTCCTCTACGAATTTGTTGAAATACGAATATTCAACAGAGTCGTTTTTCACTTCCATATTATTATAATAACATTCAATATCGTAATGCATCAATGTTCCAGCCAACGATGCCTTATCTCGTTTTTCGTCCCACATATCATTGATCTCTTCTTTTGTCATTTGATAATATTTATAATTCGGATCACTGTTCCATTTACGTCCATTCAATATTTTGTCAATAATTTCATCAGCATCAAAATGACCGAAATGGCTATGGACCCAAGTAGTGACAGATGTAAAAGAACTATCGCCGTTTACTGTATATATATGTGGGCCCTCATCAAACGTTATGTGTGAATCGCGATCGTGTGCGTTTTTCAGCGTCAAATATTCGGGTTCCACCTTATTCTTCAAAAAATCCTCCATTGTTTTCATTATATACATCTTCATATATAAAAAATATTCAATTTTATACGGATAATCTATTTATTTATAACAATATGCTTTGCTTACAATTATCTTTCATTTTATCAATAACATTTCCATAAATTTTATTCAAATTGCGCGGAACAATCTTATTATAATGTTTTAAATATTCTTCAGTGTCATCATTTATCAGTGTCTCGTGTTCGCTAGACCATTTTGTGAATATATCTAAAAACACATTCGATATATGGTCTAGAATATATACAATCTTACTATTATCCCATACACTCCATTCGTGATTATGATAGACGCAGAAATATTGGAATTTATTTCCCACACATTTAATTGTGTTGGTAATGTCATTGTCTATTATATCCAAAAGGACACGTTCAATACCATTTTCCAGAATACCGTGAAATAAGTTATCATAATCAATACGTGCCGTCCAATCTCCAATATCTACACCTTGTATGTTTTCATTTAGCCAAGAAATAAGTTGGTTTTTATCTTGTTTCCGACCAATATGTGTCATTAACTTTGCATTATCCTTTTCCAATTTATCTATCTTTTTACATAAATGTTGTAAATAATAAAATACAATATCCATATTTGGAGTTGTTATACATTTTTCCATAGGTGTATTTGGTCCAAGAGCATTATGATAAAAGTTACAGAATATATCATGTTCTTGATGTGCTTTTTTTGTTTTGTATTTGTTTCCGCAATGATTACAATTATACATGTTGTTGATTCTATATAATACGTATTCTTCAATTATTTCAATTTTTAACATCATTGATATAAATATATAAAATAAATATATACTATACAATAATGTCAAATTACTTTGATAATAAAACAATATTTGCTGAACCACAAGTAAACCAATATTCTAGTCATATGGTAATGACAGACGTTAATCCGGATATTAAAACAAAATACATAAATGTAGACACCAAATTCAGAAGTGATTACAATAGTGTAACAAATAATGTGAATTTTAATATTGATTTGAACGAAAATATTGGAAATGTATTAGATATACAAGTAGAAAGTGTAGAATTACCAGTATCTTATTATAATATCAGTTCGCATTTGGAAAATAATTATTTCAAAGCAACTGTAATTGAAGATGGTGTTGTGGGTGATAGCTATATGATTACAATATCTGAAAATTATTATGCAAACATTGATGACATTATTATAGAAATAAATCAGAGAATTGATGATACTTTGCCTGGTAATAATACAACACTTGCTCGCTTAACTGCTGTAAAGGATAATAACAAAGTTGTATTTTATAGTAATAATGGGGATACTTCTACAGATTTTCAATTTATCATAGATTTTGCGGTAGATAAAAATGGTAATTTTGACAAATACAACTTCAAATCCAAAATGGGTTGGTTATTGGGTTTTGTAGAATTGTCATACAATACAAACAATTCCATAATAACTTATCAAAATACAGGATACAAATCTGCTAACGCCGAGAATTTAAATATGTTGCCTATTACTACAAATGTATTATATTTAGTCATTGACGATTTTTCAAACGGAAAACAAAGTTCATTCAATACAATGATGAGTCGCTCACGAAATAACAATAACATTATTGCGAAAATTGTTGTAGATAAGACTAAATATGGTTTCGGGACATTATGTGTTGCAAACAATGATAATGGTCTTTTGATAAGTGATAAGCGTAAATATACTGGTAAAAACGATATTCGCAAATTATCTATTCAATTGGTAGATGAATACGACCGAATTATCCATTTAAATGGACTTGATTTCACATTCACATTAAAATTAACCCATCAATAAAATTGAAACGATACTATCATTATATAATTGATATAACTATATATAATGTTGGAATTTACGAAAGAACAAAAATACATTATCCAAAAATTTGAAAATGGCGAAAACTTGTTTATAAGTGGTCCTGGTGGAACGGGAAAAACTGAACTTATCAAACATATTCAAAGTCAGGGATATAAAGGTCTGCAGATCTGTGCTCTAACAGGTTGTGCCGCTTTGCTTTTGAAATGTGGTGCACGCACCATCCATTCTTGGAGTGGTATAAAACGTGCAAATGGACCTATTCGCGATATTGTATATTCTGTATGTCATAGTTCGTATTCAAAATCGCAATGGAAGAAAACGAAAATTCTCATTGTGGATGAAATATCAATGATGTCCCAAAAAATTTTTGAATTACTCGATGCGATTGGTAAAGCAATTAAACAAGTAGATAAACCATTTGGAGGCATACAAGTAATATTTGTAGGCGATTTTTATCAATTGCCGCCGGTTGGCACATTAGGCGACGAAACCACCTCCAAATTCTGTTTTGAATCTAAATTGTGGAACAGCACATTTCCCAAACAAAATCAAATTCAATTAACACATATTTTTCGTCAAAATGATCCGCTATACAAATCTATATTGATGGAAATCAGGTCTGGAAAAATAAGCGAAAATAGCATTGATGTACTTAATAGCAAGGTTAGTGATTCAACAATACATCACTGCACTAAGATATTCCCCAAACGAAAAGATGTTGAACGTGTGAATCAAGAATATTATAATACATTGGATAAAACAGAGTCAAAAACATATAGTACAAAAGTGTCCTATAATAATAATACATATGTTGAAAATAACACACCTATTAATTCCTATATGTTGAACCAATATCAAAAATATACACCACAACAAAAAGAAATAGAAACCAATATATTATTGAGTAGTGTCCCGGTGGAACATATGATTCATTTACGTAAAGGTACACGAGTAATGTGTTGTGTTAATTTGGATATGGATAAGGGTATATGTAATGGTAGTCAAGGAGTAGTATTGGATTTCCAAGAACACGAAGGAAAGAGTTATCCAGTTGTCAAATATGACAATGGAGTAGTAGAAACGATGTTCCAGTATACGTGGCAATCAGAAAGTTGTCCTATTATATGTATTAGTCAAATCCCGTTAATGTGGGCGTGGGCGATTACAATTCATAAAATACAAGGTGCAACACTGGATTGTGCTCAAATAGATATCGGAAAACAAGTATTTGAATGCGGACAAACATATGTTGCGTTGTCACGAATTAAGAGTTTAGATGGGTTACATATTTCATCATTTGATCCTCTGACTATACACGCAAATCCAAAGGTGATTGAATATTACAACCAAATTTTAGATATACAGAACAATAAACCAAATGTTTCTGACAATGAAGAAAGCGAAAAAAAACTGAAAAAGAATTCCAAAATTATCGTCCAAGATACATCAAATAATTCAAAAATTACGCAATTCTTCACAGTGAAAAAAGTATAACATTAGTATATAAAATGTATGAAAAATATTATACCCAGAGATTACACGAAGTACATAATGGCGAAGTAGTAAATGATGTATATGTAGAAGAATTTGAAACACCTGATAAGCATATCGTAAAAGGTACAAAAAATAATAATCCTTTTTTGTTCGTTTTGCGTAATTCGCCCGCACCAATAACAACAGAAGCAGTTCAAAAATTATTAGCCCAAGAAAATCAAGAAAAGAAAACTAACTCACAAAAGCGAACTAAATCCAAGAGAAAAACCGTAAAGAAGGGAAAATCTAAGAATACAACACAACGTAGTAAGCAATCATCCAAAGCAAGTAAAACAAACAAAAAAAAATGAATTATATTTCAATTATAAAATACAGTATTAATGTATATACAGATACACTAATATTTAAACAATGTCTAATTCATGGAAAAAATATGGCGGTACCTCTAAACCAGATAACCAAAGTACATTTACTGTCAAAACACTTGT